CGCGTCCGTGATCCTGGGCGGTGCGACGGTCACAGCCGCTGTCGTGGTGGGGATATAGGTCGAGGCCGTGGAGCCTAGTTCGAGTTGGGCGCCGTAAAAACTGACCCCTGATGTCCCGTTGCCGGTGTAGTTCTGCACCTGTGCGCTCGTGCCCGATCCACCATCAAGCAAAAGGAACACCGTGACGTTGGTAGCGGTGTCTGTCGTGCCAATAACCGTGCAGCGATACCAGCCATTGCCCGCCGACTCGATCAGGCCGGATGTGACGGTAAACCCTGTGCCGTATGTCGTCGGAGCGACGCCGATCTGCCCACCGGCAAGGTCGAACACGACAACCGCGCCACCAGACTGCGCGATGTTTGAAATCTGAGCTTGAACGCGGGTCCGCCCGTTTTGCTTGGCGTAAAAGCTGAGGGCGTAGGTAGTTGATGACGCCGCCTTGCTGACCTGTTGCGTCATGAAATGGCTGGTTGACGACGACGTGTCTTCGATCAGCGCATCAGCAGTCAGCGTTCCATTTGGAGCCGTTGTCGCATCCGCAGAAACAGTCGCTCGCGTTTTGGCCCAGGACGCATTGTCGAACGTCTGCGACTGCAGCAGCAGGTTCGTGTAACTCGGAAAAAACTGCAAACTCCCGTCAGCTTTCGGCGCGTATGACCCGGTGCCAGCAGGGGTGCCGCCCGTGTAGGTCCAGCCGGGGATAGCCGTCACAGATGGGTAGCTGACCCCATTGAGCATGTAGTATGCCTGACCAGCAGATCGTGACCCAACGAAGTCAAGGGCCAGCATCGCATCCGCATACGGAGCCGTAGTCCCGAACAGCAGTAACTTCTTGACCGAAGGACGCATAGTTAGATCGCCGCAGTGGCAAGGGTCAGCTTGTAGACTTCCGAGTTGGAGGCAGGCGTGTAGCCCGTGGCAGTGACGAGGTAGCCGTAGAGCGTAGAGCCACCGACCAGCTTCAGCATCTTGTTGATGTTGTTGATCTCAACATAGAGCGTAGAGCCAAGGTCCACGGGCGTGCCCACATTGACATTGCCCATATAGACCGACCTGTCACCTGACGGCAGGTCCCATGCTGCGTTGTCCGCATAGGCCGAGGGCGGCGTCGCTGAATAGATATGCAGAGTGAAGAACGTCATGCCGCTCGGCACAGCGGCAATATCAAGCTCCAGCCGCGTGCCGGTCAGGATCGCCGTGCTGCTTGCAGGACCCACCGAGCTAATCGTCAGGACACCACCAACCACGTCCGTCGTGCTATAGGGCGTCGTGTTAGCCGGTCGAGTGATCGGGACCGGAGCGAGGTAACCCCCGTCCACACTACCGACATTGCCAACGATAAAGACACCGCGAGCAAGCCCAGCAGTGTCAGACAGAGATGGGGTCTGGAGGGCAGTGGTCGTAACAGGAACGACCGCCGAGTAGCGGTCCAGTTGCTGCTCTCTAGAGCGCGTTGCCATCCAGTGGCTCCTATGAGGTTGACCCTGCCACCGAAGCGGCAGGGTTCAATAGATTAGACGCCGGTCGTCTGGACGTATTCAACAGAGATGAACACCTTACCAGCAGTCGGCTGACCGACGGAGGTGACAGTCACGACGACCGAGGTGTTGGTCGTGATGTTGCTTGCAGCCAGAAGCTGGGCAGCGGAGTAGGTCGGAGCAGCGCGGCCAGTGGTCTTGGCATTGACCGAACCCGCATACTGAGTGCCAGCAGCGGCGGTGCCGATGGTCAGGGTCGCGGACGTGGCGCTGTCGTAAGCGGTCAGAACATCAATGTTGAAGCCAGTGATGATCGAGTTGATAGGCAGATTGAACGTGGCGCTTTGCACCAGGGTCGCGTCGAAGTTCAGCGTCGCGCTCTGAACAAGCTGGGCATAGCCGATATTCGACCCGCCCGATACGCCAGCAGCCTTATCGCCGGAGGCGAGCGGGCCTGAGAAAGTAGTTTGAGCCATCAGGGCCTCCATGAAGTTCCGCGCAACATAGCACAGAGGCCGATCTCATGGCTAGTGGCGTGTAAGAGTCCAGCGTTTCTTGCCGCAGTCGAATATCCTTTGCGCTTCAAGAAGGAAGGTCATGTCCCTCTCGCTACGAGGGTCAGTCTCAGGATCGAACACTTCGCTCGACCCAATCTCCTTGATGCGCTTCGGAATCGACTTCCTCTGCCATGCAGACTTGGGCAGCAGTCCGATCTTCTGATGATAGACCTGATAGTCAGGGTCAGTGACTTCTTCTAGCGTGAAGCCGAGAGCCTCATACATCCCACCGTCAAAGTATCGGTTGTCAGAGAACGACTTGATGATGGGCGGGTCATACTCGCGGATAAACGCCGTCATCAACCTAGTTGCCCCTCCACGGACAGTTATGCGGGTTGCATAGCGGCTAAGTGTCCAAACGCGTTCCGAATTGGCACCACGGTCATTGGCTCCGAACGTGAACCTCATGCACGCAACCATCTTGCCCGAATAGAACAAGCCGTAGTGTTCACCGCTACCTGCTCCACCCTGAGGGTGATATTTGTCGTAGAAGGCCGAAGCCTCACGAGTATCAACCTTCTTGAGGTCACACTTCCGGGCCATGATGCTGCCACGAGACTTACCCATAGCGTTTCGGATCAGACGCTTGATAGCCTCAGGGCGTGCGAGCCATTCGCTCTCATAGATCGTCAAAAGCCTGATACCCTTGGCCTTGCAAGCTTCATACTTCTCTAGGTGACGATTTCTAGCCGTCTGCTCCTCTTTGACGCTGGAAGCCCCGTGCCAGTATTCTCCGCAATACTCGATGGCAAGTTTGTGATCGACCAGATGGATGTCCAGTTCTTTGCCGCCGAGCGTTGCCCGGTCGCGGGAAGCAGGCTCAGCGAAGATTGACACGAAGTTAAAGATGGCCGCTTCGCCTTTGGACCTGTGGTGCGAGCACTCAGGGCAACCTTGTGCCCGCCAGATATGATGACCTGGAGCTTGCTCGAAGGGGCCGTGCTTCTTGCAGATGATCGTGACCTTGTTCTTCTTACCCGTATAGACCGCTTGGCTATAGTCGTAGGTGTCGCCGTGAACGGCACGAGCCTGAGCTACGAAAGTGAAGGCGTGGCGAGCTATTTTTATCGCTGAGACTTTGGCGTGGGCTTCCGCACGGTTGGCGTATTGACCCTTCTTTAGGTTTCCGCAAGCAGGGCAACCCTTACCTGCGTTGTGACCATTGTAGGTCATCAGGAAGTCTCCGTGATCAGGGCAGACCACCGTTATCTTGTCTGACGACCTTACGTAAACGACTTTGGAGTAGTCATATTTGCCGTTGTGAACTTTAGTCATATTGGCAATGGCTTGCTCTTGAGTAAGCCGCTTCTTGGCCCTTCGGACAGCATCTCCGCAAGCCGGGCACCCCGCTCCTCCGGGTTTACGGAGTTGGCCGCAGTATTGTTTGAAATCGCCGTGCTCAGGACAAATGATCCCTGTGATAGGCTTTAGCGCCTCAGTGTAGACAGCGTTCGAGAAGTCGTAGCGATCCAAGACCTCTTTAGGGAACTTTGAAATGACGCGCTGAAAATCATAAAACATTGACTATCCGTTTCGTGAGCATTGACGATACAGTTAGCTTACGCTGCAAAACACCCTATGTCAACGCCCAAGAAAAAAGGCCCCGGCGTGAACCGGGGCCCCAAAACATCAATGTTTTCAGATAGTTATCAGACGCCAGCGGTGCCGAACAGGGCTCGAGGATCCGTGAATCCAACAGCATATCGTTCGGTTGACTTGAACCGCATTGACGATGTGTCGAAGTCGCCCTCCATCCCTTTTTCAAGAGCGCGGCGCTTGACAATCTTCAAACCTTCAGGCGCGTCGGTCTTCACCCACCAAGCGGTGGTCGAAGTGATACGCGACATGTTGGCCTGACCGTCGTCCAGCATCCCCATCGACTTGACGGGGTTGATGTCGTTGTTGGCAGTGCCAGCCCGCAGGACGGACTTCAGCAGCACCTCAGCCTGGAACACGTTGGACGGGCCGGTGACAATCGACTTCGGGGTAAGCCGAATGCGCTTGCCGTTGTTGTCCACCGCGTTGCGGATTTGAACGAGCATCTGCTCCAGCGAGGTCTGCGAGAGGTTCGCAGCGGTAGCCAGAACATTCGAGAAGGTGCCGCCCACAATCGGGTGAGAGGCGTTCACCAGAGACACGCCGTCACCACCCGTATACGAGCTATTGAAGGCTCGGTTCAGGATGTTGGCGGTGAGGGTCTCCTTGGTCTCGACCATCGACTGAGCAAGGTGCTTGGCGTAGGTCTGACCGATACGGACGTGATCACCATCCTCAACGAGGACTTGGGTCAGGGCGAAGGCCAGACCGTAGACCTTGTAGAGGTAGCGCTGGATGAACAGCACGCCGCCGGACTGATAGGTGACGGGCATGCCATCGGGCAGTTCCGGGGCAGCACCGAAGCCGTATTGAACGACTTCTTCATGGTAGGCGCGCGGAACACCAGTGATCTCCTCGAAGACCTGCTTCCACTCGTCTTTGCGCTGGTCGTAGACACCATCAAAGCTCTTGTTGAGAATCGGCTCAACAATCGCCCTGAAGTCAGTTGAACGCATGGGAGTAGCCATTGTTCAAAGCTCCCTTAGTAAGCGGCCACGTCAGCGACATTCTGATGTTCGCTGATTTGGACCTGAGCGATGACGTAGGTGTCACCCCAATTGTTGTCGGCACCGGGCGTGATACCCAGCAGGCGGAACGAGGCATTGGTCGTGGCAGAAGCAACGTCAAGCATCATGGCAGAGATACCAACAGTGGAATTGCCGGTGCCAATGGTGGTGAAGTCGAACTGCTTACCGATGTCAGTGATAGCCAGAGCGGCGTTCGACTGAATCTCGTAGACAATGGTCGGATCGATAGTGACATAAGCCACAATGTCCGTGCCAGTGGTCGAGGCGGTCCACTTGTTGGAGTAGCGCCGACGACCGTCGGAGTCGGTGAACTCAACACCTTGGAAGGTGCCGATGAAGCGATCACCGATGGCGGCGGCGGCAATGGTGCCTTCGCCGGTCGAGGACGGAACGATCTTGACCGGTTGGTTGGCGAAGATGTCGGTAGCGTAGGTCGAGCGAATCGTCATCTGGGTCGGACGAACCGTCCCAGAAGGCGAATAGACCGGACGCAGCCCGAACGGGGCGGAAGTCGCAGACATAATTACCTCATTGATGTGAGGTGAATGGGGAACCCGAGCTTAGGTAAAGATACCACGGCGCGGAGCGGAATGACGCAGTTCCTGGTAACCTTCGTCCTCATAGACCTCGACGTTATCACGAGCGGCCTGATTCCTGATGAAATCAGCGGTGTCGGCAAGTTTGCCTTCTTCGCGATTAGGTGCATCGTGGTGAGCTTCCTGCATGAACATCTCGTAGAGACTCATGGGTAGCTTAAACGCGAGCATCTCGTTGACACCGATCATACCCGCCCATTCGCCGGTCTTCTGAGTCGCGTATTCCATACCGGGGACTTCCTCGGGACGGACGGGCTCATAGCCAAGCTGCATCCGGCGATGGATGCTGTCGCGGGTGTTGGTCGTAGTCAACCAGCAGAGGTGCCAACCAGGGATTTGAGGGAGGTCGGGCAGTGCGTCGTTGAAAAGTTGATTTCGGAACATGTTCAGCCGGTCGTTGTCGCTGATGTCACGACGCTCTGTGACCGCACGGTCTTCAGATTGCCGCGAGCGACGACTGGCTCCAACTTCCTTCGCAAGGCGTTCGTCTACTTCCATTTGGCTGGCTCCTTTTAGCTGGCCGATTTGTCGTAAGCAGCGTATTCCTTGAGCATCTGGTTCCTGAGAGCAACGTCGTCCCAGTAACCAGCGTCCATCATAGCCTGCTTGCGTTCAGGTGTCACGTAAACTTGTTTACGTGTCGAAGTGGGTGCGTGTTGGCTCACCGTTCCTTGCGGAGGAGCCTTGCGCCTTGTGCTCGTTTCTTGAGTCTTCTCAGCAGTTGTGGGTCTGCCGATACGGTTGTTCAAGCGACGAGTCAGTTCCTCATAGTATTCCACAGAGCGAGGATCATATCCCTCGTTCGGGAGAACCCGGTCGATGGCGAGGGCAATGGCGCTCTCCTCCGTTCGGCCAGAAGCGTCGAACCAGGGGTTAGCGTCAGCCCACTCACGGGCGAGGGAGGAGATGCGGGGATCAGGACCCTGCTGACGCGGTTGAGCAGCCTGCTGCTTGGCCGCTGCAAGCTGGAGGACCTTGTTCTGAGCCTCCTCCTTGAGGCGCATAGCCGTGACCACATCGTCGCCATTACCAGCCTCTACGGCACGAGCGATAATGGCATCAGCGGTCTGGACCTCGCGCTGGGCCTCGGAGAGCCGGTAGTCGAGGCGCTCCTCGGTCTGACTGCGGACGGACCCCTCGATGTTGTTGACCCGCTCCATGAGGAGTTGGTTCTGCTCTCGCAGCAGTTGGAGTTCACGCTGGGCGCGGTCCCGTGCAGCCTTCTGGACTTCACGGCGCTTCCGATTCTTGTTGGAGGCAGAAGTCTTTTCCTCCTCGTCCTCGGGCTCATCAGACTCAGCTAGGCGCTCGTCCTCGGAATCTTCGGGTTCAGGCTCTACCTCAGGCTCCGGTTGTTCGACCGGGATGTCTTCGGTTTCAAGTTCAATGACCTCGATGTCGTCATCGTCGAGTTCGTTCGGGTCGGACACAGCTTTTCCTTTCTAATGGCAGCTATGCAAAGTGGCGACGGGAATATCGCCCTTAGAGGAACGCCCGCATGGCGAGGGGATCGCCAGTGATGCGTCCAATAATGTTGAGGTCGTCAAAAATGACGAAAACGGCTTCTTCCTCCTCGCCGTCCACCTCGTATTTCACGGTCCACCGGTCGCCGCCATATCGCGGCACGCGCACAAAGTCGCCAACAGAGCACCAGAGCCCTTCGACCCAGGGCTCCAAGGTGTTTCGGTTGTGGAATGCCAAAGGGCCAAGTGCGATCACCTTGGCGACCTGAGTGTTGTAGTGTTCGATCTCGCGGACTTCACTCGTCAGAATGATGCCGCCCTTGGTCTTGCGCTTAGGCGTGCGGACCTGGACCAGAACCCGAGAACCGAAGGGTTCGACGCCGGGTTCGCAGATGGGGAATGCTTCGTCGATGCTTCCGTAAGCAAAGTCGATCTTGTTACTGATCTCTTTCATGTGTGCTCCACATTATTGAGGGTTATTGGTTTTTCTTGTCGGCTTCCTCGTAGAAGTCGATGATGGCGTTCTTGGCCATTTCGAGTCCGTGATACAGACCTGAGCTACGGCCAAACTCGAAGGCGTCTCGCCCCAAAGGCGAAGCAAGCAGACTCTTTGCGAGTTCCGCTTGCTTCGCCTCCAGCACCCTCACGAGCATTTCGACCCTCATGCAGGGGTCTTCGGCGGGTTATTGCCGCCCGTAGCACCCTTGCCAGCGCCCGTTTCGCGGGGAAGGCCCATAGCGAGGGCCTTGTGCTGGTTGATGGGGGGATTTGCGGGTTTCGAGGACTCTTTAGCCATATTGGCCTCCTAAATCTCAGGGGTTGATGCCGGTTCCGGTCGAAACGGCAAACTTTTCACCACTGATCGCCTCGGCAGCAGCAAGTTGCTTGGCCGTCTCGTTATCAGAGGCGTTGATCTCGGCTCGGGTCTTGAGTTCAGCGGCTTTCCGCATGTCTTCGCGGTCCTGACGCAGCTTTTCGATCTCAAGGTCCATCTCGGCGCGGGATTTCTCGACATTGACCCGGTTATTATCGACCTGAAGGCGACCCTGGTCGTATTGAGCCTTGCGTTGAGCGTCCTGCATGTCGATCTGGAGCTTCGGATCAGGGGCAGGTTGCGGCTGGAACTGCTGCATGACCCCAATCGCTTGCTCGATGACCGCAGGGAGCGCCGAGAACGCGTCCTGAGCCGACTCCACGACGGTCTGGGACGCTTCAGCGAGCATCCGGTCGAAGGCGCGGCGCTCGTCCTCGGTCTTCAGGTCCTTCATGGCGTCACCAATGTCCTCATTGGCTGCACCAGTCCCAAGATCATAGACCTCAGAGGCATACCACAGGGCCACATGCTCCTTGATGTGGTTCAGAATGCCGGGAATGTAGGTCGGGCCGATCAATTTGCTCATGCCGAGCGCCGGATTGACCAGATAGGCGAGGTGAGTCTTGAGGTGAGCGAGGTGATCCTGCTCTGGGAAAGCCACAATCGGACGACCCATCGTCGCGGCGACGTTCTCGTTCACCGCGTTCTGCATCTTGGGCGTCATTTCGGGGTTCAGAAGGTCCTTGCCGTTCTGAATCTTCAGCACTTCGAGGATACGCTCCTCGACCTTGCGCTGATTATACATCCCCGGAATGGCAGCAGCCCGTTGAGCGACCGCCTGAATCTGTGCAAACCGCTGGGTCTCGCTGAAAATGTTCGGGTCAGAGACCGGAACCACGTCCATCGGACCATTGAAGTCCTTGCGGGTCGCAATCTCCTCGCCAACTTCCTTCTCGACATCCTTGTCGTCGAGATACATGGCGTTCAGACGGTGGAGAATCCCCAGCATCCGGCTCATGGAGTTGTGCAGGCGAGCGTGAATGGCGGAAAACACCGTCATTCCCTGCTCGATCTTGGCAAGCGTCGTGCCGACGGGCGCATACTGACTGGTGTCAGTGGCGTCATCCATCGTGGTCTTGACGACGCCCTTGCCTGCTTCGACCAGGAAACTCAGAAGATTGAACAGAATGGGCGACGGCGGGTTGAACGGAAGCGGCATAGCCAGTTTCCGCACGTCATCGACGTTCAGACCACCCTCGATCTCCTCGACCTGAGTCGGCTGGATAGATAGCGTCTGACCGCCTTTAGAGCCGCCCTTGAGCTTCAGCATGGTGGGGGCGTTCTGGATGTGTGCAGAGTCCAGCAGGGCACGCAGAGCCCCTGTGGTGGCCGCTGAGAGGCCCCCGATCATGTGGACGATGCCAATGGGGTAGGCACCGCGCCACGGCACGAAGGGGAACTCCACGAGCCACTGAAGTTCTTCCTGAGTGTCGTCGTCCTCAGCCCAGTTGCGGTAGATGCTCAGGACCTCGCCCGTGGACTTGTCCACGCTGATGATATAGGGCGCAGGATCACCCTCGATCTCGGCAGTCGCGTAAATCTCGAAGACCGTCCGCAGACCATCCTCATTATACGAGGTGGCGGTGCGCCCTTCGATCTTGTCGTTGGCAATGTCGGCTGACGAGCGTTCAGGCTCCATGCTGACGGGCGTCAGGTCCACGTCCCGATACATGCCGCTCTTGACCCGACGCTCGTAGTCAAGGCGGGTCAGATACTGGACGTGGGTCTTGCGCTGTGCGGAGTAGAAGTTGGAGGCTGCGAAGGGGAGGTAGATGTCGTCGATGGCGACGAACAGGAAGTTCGGACGGTTCTTAGCCTCGTCCCACGTCACCTTCATATACTGAGCGCCGCCAAGTGGCACCTGGGTCAGAAGCTGCTCCATCTCAGACCTGAACTCAGGGCTCTGGGTGGTAAGCTGCCAGTTCATCAGGGCTGTCTTGCGACGCGCCTTCTTGATCTTCTCTGAGGTGATCTCGCCAATGATGTTGTCCTTGACGGGACCGGCAGGCGGCAGTAGCTCCTTGGCCGCACGGGACGCGAAGTCAACGCAGACCTCGGTCAGCATCGGGTGGACGACCTTCGACGCGCCCTGGAACTGAGCGCCACCGGGAGCGTCGTCGCCAAGACCCGTGCGCCGAATGCCTTCCTCATACTGCTCGTCGCGCTTCTTGCGGGCGTCACGGTCCCGCTCAATCAGTTCGATGAACTCAGAGGCCAGTGTCTTTAACTCGTCCTCGGGGATTGTCTCTGCGAGGTTGTCGTAGAACTCGCCCGACACGTCAGGCATCTTCTCATCGAGCGTGACGATAGCGCCGCCGTCCTCAGTGTCCTCGACATCGGAGGGCTCGACTTCAGGCATGTCAACAAGCTCGCCCTGAGGCTCTTGCGGCTCGTCATCGTCAAGCATGTGTGTCCTCAAGTCACTGAGCATGTGGCGCGGCAATGTAACAGGTGGGGTCTTTAGTGACAAGGTTGAAGCCCTGACAGCAAAACGCCCTCAGGCTGGGGGACCTAAGGGCGTAAGCACACTGGCCGGAACCAATGGCGGGCTAACTGCGAGCAGTTAGCGGGGATGTATTCTGATTACCACTCTCTCGGTGTTACGACAACCCAATCAATCTTCGGAGGAGGGTTAGCCAATAACTCATCCCTGCGCTTGTCGATCAGCGCGTCCAGCGACTCCTGACTGAGCGCCGTCTCGGCATCAGCGACGGTCGGACCCGTCTCCAGCCCAACGACCAGCACTGGCTTCATGAACTCCCGCTCGATCTCATGCAAACCGCTCATGATGCGGTCGAAGTTCTCGCTGTCCGAAGGCACGTCGCAGTGCGCCATCGACCACCACGTCGCATTGTCGTCGTCATAACTCAGCGCCTGCTCGAACGGGGACGGGTCGGGAAGCATCTCGCCCTTGAGCACAGCGATGGTCACTGCCTCCTGAAGCGCGTCGTCGATTGCGACCATGATCTCCGACACAGAGTCGGCATCGGCGCTCGCATCGGGGAAGTCGGGGAAGACCGCTGAGTAAGCGCCGTCATTGGCAGTGATTATGACCGGGTAGTGAAGGCGCATGGGTTATGCTCCATTACATACGATTTGCGGGGAACGCGTCCGTGGGTAATCTTGGCATTCCCACGGCTATACTATCGCGGCCAAGTGCGGGTGGGAGCGACCGCCCACCTCGGTGTGTGGCCTGAGCGACAGAGGATCAGTCTGTGTATCCGCTCAGGGCTGAGGGTTGTTCCTGGAGAACGACCCATTTATCTCATACCGCGTAGGGATTGACAACTGGTTTTCTAGGCGCTCTGACCTCATCCCTGTCACGCTCTTTCTCCTTCTCTCGGCGCTCGAAGGTCAAAAGGTTTTTGTCCATCATCAGTCGCACAGCTTGGGTCGAGCTGTCGACTAGGTCGTCATGCTTGATCGACCCGCTACCCGTGAACGCACAGAGTTGAGCGACCAGCGGCTCAGCCCATGTGCGCGGTCGGCCAGGATACTTCTCGCTCTCTGGCAACCAGACCTGTCTCCGAGCGAATACCGCAGAGACCATGTGCAGTCGCGTCAGCTTGTCAGCACGGCCAGGGTTATAGGCGTAGGCCATAATCCCTTCGCGCTCCAACGTCTGCCTCAAGCTGATCCCTGAGCCCTTGTCCTCGATAATCACCATGTCGATCTTCTTGCCTGACTCCACGGGCTTAGATGATCCGAACATGGGGGTAAGCAGTGCGGCGTCCTGATCATCGCCGTATGTGATCAGAAGTTCCTTCTTAACGCGCTTCACCAAGTC